TATTAAGGTAATCAATAAAAATAATATCAGGTCTAAATGACTTCTTAAGTGAAAGTTCATTAAGTAGTGCCTTAAAGTGTCCACTATGAGCAGAAGCAGTAGGATATTCTTTAATTATAAGAGTTCCATGAGTCTTCTTGGCAAGGTTCGTAACCTTAGTTTCAAAGGTGGAACGAGGAAGTTCTGATAATTGCTGAATAGGAACGTTCAATAAGTTTGCGTCAATTCGTTCAGCAATCTTTTCTTCTGCCATCTCCATTGTAATATAGAGAACGTTCCTCCCTTGGAGCAAGACGGAGCTAGCCACATGGCACATGAATAAAGATTTTCCGACGCCCGTACCAGCAAGAGCGATATTAAGAGTCTTGTTAGGGAGACCACCTTTGGTAATTTTGTTAAAGTATTCAAGATCAAATTCAATTTTGTCCTCCTTTCTATGATAATACTCATATCGTTCTTCATAGTTATTTAAGTAATCGTGTCCGATGTTATTGTCAAAACTAACAGCAAGAGCATCAGAAAGAATGCTGGGAATGGCATCTCTGTTCTTCTTATCATCCTTACCATCGGCAATATGAATGGACTCCATAAGTGCCAGATAAATGGCACGATCACGACACCATTTTTCAGTCGTATCCAATAACCAGGATTTATCAACAGGAGCATCATTCAAACTTCTATTAATATCTCTAATTTCTTTGATTTGTTCTTCTGTTAAATCAGTTCTGTTCTCTACTTCAATATTAAGTGCTTCAATTGTGATTGCCGAACCATATTTAACAATAAACTGAACAACTTCCTCAAAAATGACCTTCTCGGTCTTCTGCTCAAAATAATCTGGTTGTATGAAAGGTATGACCTTGCGAGAGTAGTCTTCATTAAATATTAGATTTCTGAGAATGGTTGTCTCAATTCGTTCCATAAGAGAATTGTTGTTTCGCGGCAGCATCAAGTTGCTGCATTACTTCTTCGGTAAAATATTGTTCTGGATTTTTTAGGATTTCTTTTGCGTAAAGTTTCTTACCTCCAATTTCATAACGTCCCGCGACATTTTTCCACATACCCGCTTCCTCACCAAGTTCAAGCAGTCCGTAATATCGATCAAGACCGCGCTCATCATAAAAAAGACGAACCTCAACATCCTGATTCTCCTTACTCAAACGAGATTTAGCAGTCTTTGCCTTGATAATATTTCCAACGATTTCTGTTCCATCTTTCTCTTTTTTCTTTGAGAGATAAATGATAGTAGAAGCGGCATACTTAAGACCACTACCACCACCCATTTCCTTAGTAGGAACATAAGCACCGATGACATCGTATGTGTGGTTAGTAACGATCATAGGAATATTTGCTTGACCCAACTTGAGGGTAAGCATACGAAATGCACCCTTAATCAGTTGTGATTTGGTCATATCACGAACTTCCTTTTCATTCAAAGCATCGGTAATTTCCTTACTAGTAGATAGCATACCCAAAGAGTCTAGCACAAACATACAAGGATTGCGTTCTCCCTCTGGTTTCTTCATATAAAGGTCAACTGCCTTAAGTGCTTTAGTACGAAACTCTTCTACTGTGACAACATTAACCACGACAAGGCGTGATGTGTCGATGCCGCGTGACTCCAGGAGGGATTTAGTAATGGCAGCCTCAGTATCAAAATAGAGACAATAACCATCGGGATTATTATCAAGAAAATTCTTAACAACGGCGATGCTGAAGAAAGTCTTTCCAGTAGAAGACTCTCCAGCAATAGCAGTAATCTTATTCCCAGATACACCACCAAAGATGCTACCTGAAACCAGTGCATTAAAAATGTACGAACCCGTGTCAACATAAGTTTCTGTTTCATCAATATCTGATGCTAACTTTGTATAGTCATCACCAATTTCTTTTACAATATCCTTAAGAAAGTCCATTAGGAAAAAAATAAATCAAGGTTTACGGTTTTTTCTACATTCCACCCAATTGTATCAAGAATTGATTTAAGTGGGTCTACAAAACTCTTTTCAAATTGTAGTTCATAATCGATGTATTTGTCAAGACCAAGTTCCTTTGGAAAATCGGAGATAAAAGAAATCACATTCTCCTGAATTATATTTGGTTTTTTTAAGAACAAATACTTAATTTTTTCACCATTATTAATAAGTGAATATTTATTTGTGAGTTTCTTTTGCTTCACATAATGATTGAACAGCAAAGCACCACGAACATGAATTGGAGTTTTTGATGCATAGATTGTGGAAGAAGAATGATACTTACGAACATCCGATGCGGTCCTTGGGAATGCAATAACTTCTGGAGGAAGTTTTTTAAACTCATCGCGGCACTTGTCAATAAAATTAATGACATCTTCTTCACTACCGTTCATCATCAGCTTAAGACCATCTTTAATCATCTTGCGACAAGGTGCAGGAGTTGAAGATTTAATTGCTTCAATACCCATAATCTTAAGTTTTGGTTCTTCGTACCTGACTCCTTCAATATCCCAAGCATTGAGAATGTATCTCTTTTTAGCAGTCCAAATTCCACGATCAGCAATTGTTTCTCGCTTCATTTGCATTTTCTGCTCATAAGCATTTACATAGTCTGCCAGTTCTTGGTAGCAACCTTCAATATACTTTTCAAGTTCCACCTGACAGACCTTATCAAGGAAGTTGACAACGCTTTCAGTAGTTTTCTCTCTTCCCTGGTATACACTTTCAACCAAAGGACCCATATTAAGATAAATGGAATCGGTATCAGAAGCAATAACATAATCAACCTCCTTTGTCTTGAGAATCTTATTGAGGTAGGCATTCATCTTGTTCTCAATCCAACGGATGGATACTTGACCAGACAAGGTAATTGCCTCAGCGTTTGCTAATTTGTAATAACGGAAATACTGATTGCCAATAGCACCATAAGCAGAGTTAAGTTGAATCTTCCTCGCCATTTGAATGTTATTACATCTTGCAATTTCTTTTTCCAACTCTTTCGTCTTTTTCTTTTCATACTCCTGTTTGGCAGCAAGCATTTTCTTTTTGTAAATAGTACGATCTTTATAGATTTTCTCCATCAGTTCTGGAAGAAATCCACGAACATCTTTGCGGTACATTGCACCATTTGCACAGACAGCGTAATCCTTGTAAAGTTCAAATGTAATCTCTTTATTCAGGATTTTATCCACAGTCACACTCGGGTGCCTCTCATCCAGAAGAGTCTCTGGTGAAATATTATACTGCATAATCAAGTGTGGATATAGACTATTAAGGTCAAATGAAACCACATAGTCATACATTCCAGGCACAGGTTCTTTTACATAAGCACCAGCATACTTGGAATCCTTATCAGACTTCTCTTTGGGAGGAATTACAATATTCCTCTTCTTGAGATAGTTGTAGATAATCGTATCCCACATCCGAACCTGCGAAAACACATCAGCATAGTTTGCCTTTGCGTCATATGCCATCGTAATTGCAAGTTCAATCAGTTTCATCTTGTCTTCCATACGGTCAACAAGTTCTACGTCAACGATGTTATATTCAACAAACTTCTGCCAACCTTTCGTATAGAAGTCCTTAAAGGTATCGAACTCAGAGTGGTCCAGTTTCTTCTGCCCAAGTTCAACTTCGGCAATATAATCCAGACGGTATGATTCCCGTGCCTTATAAGTAAACTTCTTATAAAGATTCAGATAATCGAGTTGAGTAATACCACCAACATCATAAGAAATATGCTTACGACCGGAAATGTAAATCTCATCTTCGGTGACAAGACCCCATGGAGACATACGCTTCATGAGTTTCTCACCAAGCACACGGTCCAAACGGCGAACAAGATACGGAATATCATACAATTCAATATTCCATCCAGTCACAACTTCTGGGATATTATCCTCAGTCATCCACCAGTTGATAAAGTCCATCAACAAGTCTCTTTCGGTAGTAAAAGACCTGTAAATTACATTCTTTTGCTTGTTCTGAAATGGACCTAAACCCCAGGTACGAATTTGCTTTGACGAATAATCCTGAATTGTAATCAGCAGCACTTCCTCTGCGGCACTTTCCACATCTGGAAATCCGTTTTCAGAAGCAACCTCAATATCAAGAGTTGTGATTTTAATTTTACTTGTATCAAACTTGATTTCCTCCTCCGGATAAACTTCGGAGATATACTGATAAATGTATTGAGTATTTCCAAATATTTTAAAGTTCTCTACATTCTCATACTTCTTAACAAATTCACGACAGTCACGAACAGAACCTGGTTGGACTGACTCAACATAATCACCATTCAGAGTTTGATATTTAGTTTTTTTATTCGCAGGGACAAAAAGAGTTGGATAAAACTTCTCACGGGTCATAAAGTGTTTGCCATTTTCATAACCACGGACCAAGAAGTTATCTCCAACCATCTGGACGTTTGTGTAAAATCTCATAAGTTATCTCCAACCATCTGGACGTTTGTGTAAAATCTCATTCTGCAGTTAATTCAAGATATTTGTTCATGATTTCTTCTTTGGGGACTAAAATTGTTATGATATTTCTAGAATGAATTTCTACAATATTCTGATCAGAAACACTAGGCCATTTAAGTAATGAATTATCTTCTAAAACTTTGTAAGGATTTATTAGAGAACAATTTGGCTCTTCTTGCTCTGAAAATATTTGCTCAATTTCACAAACTAAAGTATCACCACTTGTTAAGATAATTCCAAAAATACTTTTATCCATTTACTCTTTCCTCATAGATGTTTAATACCGATTTATCTGGATTCATTATACAAACAACCCAATCTGGATTAACTACAAATTCATTGTCTGATGATAATGGTATCCATGGAGATAAAACTATTTCAACTTCCCTATCATTAGACTTATAATCTTCTTGCTCAACAAGAAGAATTTTTCTTTTCATTGAAACAACATATGGTTCTTTCATTAAGTATCCAAAGATAGTATCTTTTTCTTCTTTTACTATTTCTTTGGCATCTGAAATTATAGTTTCACCAGACTTCAAAAGAATCAATTTAATAGACATTTTTTAAAATTTATCTCTCATCATTCTAGCATAGAAACAAAAAGAGGGCAAGGACTGGATTTTGCCAGACTTTGCCCTACGCCAACGATAGTTAATTATATTTATAGATAATCCTTCCTCTTATGATGTTCTGGGACAATTCTACCAAGAGTAACTGATAATAGTCCATCTTCAAAATCAACTGATCTTACTTCAGTATCATCAGATAAAGTCCATGCTCGTTTAAAAGATCTTTGCGCTAATCCCTTATGAACATAATTGGTTTCTGTTTCTTTATCTTCTTTTTGCCCCTCCACAAAAAGTTTTCCATCTTGAGTATAGACATAGACCTCCTTTTTCTTAAACCCAGCAAGTGCAAGTTCTAATCTTGATTCTACATTACTTACTTGTACAAGATTGTAAGGTGGATAGTTTGTTGTTGTCTCATGAAGATTAAATAAACGATCAAAATACTCATCCATTCCTATACTATTACGAGTAATCTTTTCCATTAAAGTGGGAAGATCAGACGCAGTATAACGCATGAGGTTAGTCATTATGGTAGCTCCTTTACTAAGCGAGTTTGTGTTTTGTGGACCCTTTCGGCATCCATTATTATTTAATCACAAATATAAAAAAAGAGATACAGTAAAAACCGTATCTCTTTTTAGGGTGTTCCGAACTTTTGTAGAGACCGCACGAAAGTCTCAAATATATTTATCAGATATCTTCTGCTTTTTTCTTTTTAGCACCAATATTATACTTAGTTTCCAAAATCCATTCTCCCTTATCCTTAAAGGCAAGAACTTTAATCTGATTTAGAGGAGCAATATCCTGAATTTTTTTCAAATCAACAATCTCAATTAAACCCCAATCAGCAAGCAGCTGGGCAATACGATTACGACGTTGAACATCATTAACAGTCAGGTTTGCGTGTTTGCCGTCCAAAGCAAACAGTTCCTTAAAATGAACAAGGTAGTATCTACCTTGCTTATGTAGAATATGGCAAGATTGGTAGATTTTCTTTTCCTTTCTTGAAGCAACTCCGATTCTGGTCAAAGTTTCACGAACCTTTAAAAAATCATCGGGTTCGTTTAAAATCACTTCTACCATTTGGTCGGGCGTCCACTTTACTTCAGGTTCTTGAACGACACTCATTTTGTTCCTCCAGTTTCAAATTTCGATTTAATAAAGGTAAGTTGTTCTTTAGTAAGAATCCTCAAAGCTTGTTTTGCCTTTTCATTACTATAACCATAATAACGTTTGACATAATCAAGATCTTTGATTTTATCTTGTCGGAGCCAGGGAGAAAATCTCTTCTTTTTCCTCAGACTATTTATAAAAAAGTCATATTGCATCTTTTTTGGAAGAAAGTGATATCGATTCATTTCATTTGCAAACATAATACAGTCAATATGACCAGAAAGACATCGATTAATAATATAAGGAGCATACTCTTTCTCTAAAGATGGATCCTCATCAATTAAATTAGTCTTCGTCTGATTGATCGAGTTTAACCAGTCCTTCAATTCCATAATTAAAAAGCAGTAGTTCTTTACGTTGTTTTTGCTCACGCATATATTCACCAACAGAACGCATCGTGTAAGTCAGATCAAACTCAGCAGCAGTCCAGTTCTTAAAGCGATCTTTTACGAGTTGATCAGAATTATAACTGATTAGTTGATCCATATTATTAGCATCGCAATCAGCAGCAAACTTATCGTGATCAAATCCTTTATGCATTGATCCCTTATTCCCATAGAGATTATCCTTAATATCATAAGGAGGATCGAGATACATAAAAGCGCCCATATTTCCATCCATTAGATAGTCATAGGAATAATTAGTTATACGCCAATTCTCAATCAGTTTTGAGTATTCAGGAAGTTTTTCAATACCTCTTATACTAAAGTTGGAGTTAGATGCTTGAGGAGAAAAAGAAGAACTCTCAGTAAGACCACTGAAAGAACACTTATTTACAATATAAAACCTTACGGCACGTTCAAAATCACTAGTGTTTGGATCATTCAAAATCTGCTTTGAAATATCAAAGAGACCCCTAGCAGATTCTGGATCTGGACAAACACTCTTAAAGTGAAGAAGATGTTCTTTCAGTTCTTCTCCAAACATCTGGAGTTGTTGCCAAAATATTACAAGAGGAGGATAAAGATCATTCACCCAAATTTTAAGATTTGGATATTTCTTTGTAATATGAATTGCCACAGATCCTCCACCCAAAAATGGTTCCCGAAACTCATCATAATCACGAAGATCTGGAAAGTAAGGATCCATCTTGGCACAAGCACGGGACTTACCTCCGGGGTAGCGCAACGGTGTCTTAAGAGATTTCATAATCAGGTTTGTGATACTTTAAATATTCCCAAAAGGTGAGTTTCATTTCTTTCTGCGTCATACCACAATGCTTTGCGGCAGCAGGAAGAGTCATTTTAGCACGAAAGAGACCTTCGTTTGCTTCTTTGACATTTTCGGGAGTCGTTTTAACTGGATTATCCTTTAAGGATTTATAATCAATTTTGTACAGATTCATTC